ATCGAGGATCCGTTCGATGCCGAATGAGCGTAAGCCCTTCGTCAGCTTCAATGACGAGTCAGTGCCTGTAACAAAACGCAAGGTGCTATACGTGAAGTGGCTTATGTCAAAGCACGGTAAGACGCTTCAAGAAGCCAAGTTGGCAGCTCATAGAAAGTTTGGCGATTCCGACCCGTATTGGCGGTTTAGGGAAGACTAAACACGGGAACACTAAAGGAGGCAGGGTAACTTGCCTCCAACCTTGGGAGATAAGACAATGAAACAAACTAACCAATCACTCGCAGAAGCCATCAAAGAGATGGCACAGCACACCATCAACGTACAGCGTGACCCCTTTGCAGTCATCGATGTACCGCTACACATTCAGGTCAGCTCCGACCATTCAGAAATCCATATGTCCAAGGGTGAGCTGCACCTGATGGTAGCCCTCAATGGCGATGATGCTGGTATCTACGACTGCAACTCCATGGGCTATGCTGTACAGAATCCTTACTGGGTTGGAAGCCTCAAGCCTGCTGACGTGATTGCTGACATCTGGGCTGTGGCATATGAAATCGACAAGATGATGTCACAGAGCGTACAGCTGGTATGACCGGACACTACCGGACATCTAGTATTCAGGCCCTCAGCGTCATAGATGACTGGGGGTTAGACTTTGCGACAGGTAATGTCCTCAAGTACATCCAACGGATGCCACACAAGGGAACATCTAACGCCGATAGCATCAAGGCACTCTGGTATATGGCATATGCCATCACCAGGGACGTTGCCTTTGCAGATCGGATAGCAAGCGAAGCGGAGGGACTCAATGCCGAGACCAAGTGAGAGCGTTGCCTATGGCATCGCAAAGCGCAGGATTCTACTTGAGCGGTTTGATGAGCTGATAGCAATGGGGATGCCACAAGCGCAAGCATCTAAGATTATCGGCTACAACTACAGCACGGTCAAAGGTTGGCTTGCTACACGGCAAATCGAGCAGGTCAAAGAAGAGGATGCCAAGCGGATGACAATGGCGGGTGGCTCCTTTTCGGCTGCCCTTGAACGCCTCAGAGCCGGACAGGCGGTACGAAGACATGCGGCTAGTTGGTTCCTAGAGTTGGTAGAGGGCAAGATTTGTCTGTACCTGCTTGATGGTGCAGGTAACCGCAGATATAGCCGGGTTGCGTCATTCGGATCCGCTGATGTCCTTGCTATGGACTGGGAGATATACCAACCATGACAAAGCTTATATGGATAACACCGGAAGCGGAGCAGGTCATCGGCTACTGCGCTAGAGTGTCCAACCCTAAGAACCAAGATAACCCTGATGTCAGTAGGCTCTTGTCTTACTGCATCAAGCACGGGCACTGGTCAATCTTTGAGATGGCTTCCATGTGCGTCGAGATAAAGACCACGCGGGCTATCGCACCGCAGATTCTTAGGCATCGAAGTTTCTCTTTCCAAGAGTTTAGCCAAAGGTATGCACAGGTCGCTGAGTTCCCCATTCTGGGGCAGATGAGACTAGCAGGTACATCTAACCGCCAAAGCTCACAACCGATGCCACAGCGGGCAGAGTTAGATCCGGAAATGCAGGGTGTCATCTCGGACGCTGAGATTGCTGTATCCCGTGGCTATCATGCATACAACGAACTGATAAAAGCCGGTATCGCTGCGGAGACTGCAAGGATGGTACTACCGCTTTGCACTCCTACAACCTTGTACATGTCCGGCACGATACGCTCTTGGATACACTACGTGCAACTTAGGACGCAGGAAGAAACGCAACTAGAACACAGGGAAATAGCAGACAGCATCAAGTCACTGATGGCTGAACACCTGCCGATCACAATGGGAGTAATCAAATGAGATTTGGGGATGTAATACAAGCCTTGATGGCTGGTGGCGGTAATGCCGTATGGCGCGGTGAATGGGGAGGAGCCGTATTCTTGCGCTACTCCGAACTGTGGAATATCTTTGAACTGCACGGACCAAAGGGACGGGTAACACAGCTTGAAGAGTTGAGCCTGTCCCCTGGTGATTTGTTTGCTAACGACTGGGCACTGGTTGCCATTGATCCACGAACCGGGGAGGTTGCCAAGTGATACCTTTTGCCATTGGTGCTTTAGTGGGGGCTGGATGCGTGGCGATAGGGTCAGAACTCTATACACGCTGGCTGTATGCTGATGTAAAGAAAAGGGCGAAAGCCCAAGGCATCAGCAAGGAAAAGATGCGGGCTGCTATGCTCTGGGCTACCAGCGCAGAACTACGGAAGAATCTTGATGAGTAGAGTAATCAATAAGGAGATTGAGCAGGTCGCGATAGACCTGCTCAAGCACCACCCACGCAACGCCAACCACGGTGATATAGAAGCCATCAAAACCAGTCTAGCTGTCAATGGTTGGTACGGCTCTGTGGTTGTCAACACGGGAACTAAGCACATCCTAGCGGGAAATCACCGGGTCATGGCTGCCAAGGCTCTAGGCTGGGAAACCGTACCGGTTCAATGGGTTGATGTTACGCCCGAAGAAGAGCTGCGGATTCTTGTAGTAGACAACCGGACTACCCGTATCGGGCAAGATGACACTACCAAGATTACCGACATCTTAGCCGAGCTTGCGAATACACCTATTGGCCTTGAAGGTACCGGGTACGGCGCTGCCGACCTTGATGCTTTGATTGATGAACTGGCTGGCATGACTGAGCCTGCCGAGTTGCTAACCGATCCAGACGAAGTGCCGGAGTATGTGGAGACACGATGCAAACTGGGAGACCTTTGGATTCTTGGTAGGCATCGATTGCTTTGCGGTGACAGTACAAAGGCTGATCATGTTGCACGGCTGATGGACGGTGCTGTTGCTGAGATGATGTTCACAGACCCACCGTACGGAGTCGATTACAGCGGTGGTATTCAGTTTATGAAAGACGGAACATCTAAAACAAACAATCGAGAAAAGTTAGCACATGATGATTCGACTGCAATCTATACAGACTTTCTGCCTGTTGCATTATCTGCTGTGGATGGTCCGTGCTATATGTGGTTTGCAGACTCAAAAGCAAGGGACGTATATAACGCTGTGCATGACAACGGATGCGAGACACACGCTCTTATCATCTGGCATAAGACAAATGCTACCTATGCCGCAATGAATGCTCAATATAAGCAAAGACACGAGCCATGCCTATACTTCAAGCCTAAAGGTTCAACGCTTAGATGGTGCGGTGAGACTACAGAAGCAACAGTGTGGAACCAAGATAGAGACGGTATCAATGAGTTTCATCCAACACAGAAACCTATAGCACTAGCATCAAAAGCAATCGGCAACCATGATGCTAAAACTGTGCTGGAAATGTTTGGCGGGTCAGGCTCAACGCTCATTGCTTGCGAACAACTAGGGCGTAAATGCTATGCGATGGAAATAAGCCCTAAGTATTGCGATGTCATTATTCAGCGATGGGAAAACGCCACAGGGCAGAAGGCGGTGCTAAGTGAAGGGTAAGCCATACAAGTACAACGAAGACGTAGTACAGCGCATTACGCAAGCACTGAGGGCAGGGAATACCCGCCGGGCATCCTGCGCTTACGCTGGTATTTCTGAGGATACATTTGCCGTCTGGCTCAAGGACATTCCGGAGTTCTCGGATTCTATTAAAAAGGCAGAGGGTGATGCCGAGGTACGCAACGTTGCCATTATCCAAAAAGCAGCTGACACTACATGGCAGGCCGCTGCGTGGTGGCTGGAACGCAAGCATAAAGCAGACTGGTCTAGCCGGGTAGAACAGACCGGCGCAGACGGTAGCCCGGTCAAGGTCATCGTGGAGTATGCAGACAAACCATAATGCCAGACATCCGATTAGTTCTCCCTCGACCTCATGAAGCACAGCAGGTGATAATGGCACAGGCAAGGCGCTATAACGTCCTTGCCTGTGGCTGAGTAGGTCGAAGATTCGGTAAGACCACGCTGGGCGGTAACTTGCTCAGTGACCCGGTACTACAGGACGGCTTGCCCTGCGCTTGGTTTGCACCCACCTACAGGCTCCTAGAAGAGGCATACAACGACCATAAGCGCATCTACCAACCTGTCATCCGGCGAGCTGTGCAGACACCTGCACCACGCATTGAACTCATAACCGGGGCAGCGATTGACTATTGGACTTTGGATGACCCTTCAACCGTTGCCCGTGGTCGTAAGTACAAGAGGGTCATCATTGACGAAGCCGCCATGGCAAGGCATCTAGAACAAGCCTGGACGGAAGCCATCCGCCCAACACTAACAGACTACAAGGGGGATGCTTTCTTTCTTAGCACTCCTAAAGGCTCCAACTACTTCCGGACTCTGTACGGCATGGCTGGTCAGGATGATGACTGGATGGCATGGCAGATGCCTACCACCGCTAACCCTTGGATAGACCCTACGGAAGTAGATAAGGCTGGGGAGTCTTTGCCGAGCATCGCATTTCGGCAGGAGTATCTGGCAGAGTTCGTGGATGCAGCTGGAGCGAGAATCAAGCGGGAATGGTTGCGGTACGATGATTGCCCTGAAGGCTTGCCTACATATATCGGCGTTGACCTTGCGATCTCTACCAAGTCTGAAGCCGACTATACCGGGGTTGCTGTTGTATCCCGGGGAGACGATGGGACAATCTACGTTAGAGACATCAACCGTACCCGTGCTGACTTTGCTTCCGTGCTACGCTTCATTGAGGCAATGGCGGACAAGTGGAAACCAACCATGATCGGCATCGAGCAGGTGCAGTATCAAGCCGCTGTAGTGCAGGAGCTTCTTAGGCGTACCAAGTTGCCTATCCGGGGCATCCGCCCAGACCGTGACAAAGTGACCCGCTTTGCGCCTCTAGAAGCCCGGTACGAACAATCACAGGTCATCCATTGCCAAGGGCTACCCGCATACTTTGAGGATGAGCTGCTGAGTTTCCCTGTCGGTAGGCATGATGACGTGGTTGACGCTCTGGCCTATGCTTGGCAGGTGTGCGGATCTAAGCGTTCATGGGGAGCAGTCTAGTCCTGTGGGATACTGAAGCCATGGGTATCTTTGACCGCTTCCTCGGACGTAAAGCCGTTGCCAATCCTACGCAGGCACTACCGTTGCCACTCAGCCAAAGCCGTGATGTATACCTAACCGGCTATGGTTCTGGTCAGTTGCAAACACTCCTGCGCCGGGCGCTACCTGGAAGCACTAAGGACTGGTCAAGGGTAGCAGGCGACCTTGGGCTAAATGGCGTTGTGGCATCAGCGATTGACTGGTACGTCAGGAACTACCCACAGGCAACACCGAAGTACTATCGCCCGGTAGATAGCCAGCAGGCGGAGCCGGTAGAAGACCACCCGGTGCTACAGCTCATGGCACAACCTGATCCTATGATTATGGGTAGCCTTTTCTGGGGCTGGGTCATTCAAGACTACAAGTTGTTCGGCAACACCTACTTACGCAAGATTCGATCAACAACCCGTGGTGTGGTTACTGCCTTACAGTTCCTTCCGCAGGACATGGTTAGACCTGTAGGCAACGGTACAAACCCACTTACGCATTACGTCTACACCACGGATGGGCGCTCCTTTGATATCCCTGTATCCGACATCATCCACATCCGGTATGGCAGAGACCCAAGCGATATCCGGTTAGGACGTGCACCGCTTACCGCTGTACTGCGGGAGATTGCTACCGATAACACCGCATCTACTACCGCTTATGGACTCTTGGCTAACGGTGCTATGCCATCACTGATTGTCGGACCTGATGCCAAAGAGACAACCGTAGACATGAGCATGGATGACGCTCGGCAGGTCAAGCGCCAACTGCACGAAGACCTAACCGGTGACGGTTCAGGTGGCATCGTGGTTATGACTGGTGCCTACAAGATGGATAGGGTATCCCTTACGCCTTCCGAGCTTGCTCTGGATTCTGTACGGCGTGTCCCTGAGGAGCGTATCTGTTCTGCCCTTGGGCTCAACCCGATGGTCTTAGGTCTTGGTGCTGGTCTTGAGCGTTCCACCTACAGTAACTACGAGCGCGCACAACAGGCAGCATGGGAGGACGGCATGGTTCCCCTCCTGCGTGTCTTGGCTGATGCGATTACCGCCGACCTTCTGCCAGAGTATCCAGAAACCCAGCAGGGTGATTACCTGATGTACGACCTTGAAACCGTTCGTGCATTGGCTGATGACCTTTCAGCGGAAGCGGATCGTGCAGAGAAGCTGTACAAAGCAGGCATCATTGATCGTGCTGAAGCAAAGCGCATCGCTGGTCTTGAAGCCGTGCCAGAGGACGAGGGGCAGCTACATCCAACGGCAATCCCTGTACAAAGCGGTGATGGCTTTGATGGTGCAGCGGTGCGATCTTACGATATGAAGTTTCGCCCAACCGAAGCAATGCGGACAGCGGCGCAACGGGCGCTCGATTGGAAGGCTGAAGGCTTTGATGGCGGAACCCGTGTGGGTCTTGCTCGTGCTAACCAGATTGTGAACGGTGAGAAACTGAGCGAAGATACCATTCTCCGGATGTACTCATTCTTTAGCCGTCATGAAGTGGACAAAAAGGCTGAAGGCTTCAATGCTGGTGAGGAAGGCTTCCCTAGTCCGGGGCGTGTAGCTTGGGACTTGTGGGGCGGTGATGCTGGGTTCCGCTGGGCAACATCCAAGCGGGATGCAATGCAAACGGACGGCAAGAGCCTTGATACCGACCATGTCTGCACTCCGGGGGTAGTGTACAAGTCTCACCCTTTTTACGGGTACGAGATGGATTACATCTCAAGCGAGTAAACGATGGAACGGCTAGAATCTACGCCGCTAGCCAGAAGTTCCGTAACGACTTGCTGGAGCGTGAAGGCGTAGCTATCAGCCGTATGCAACGTGCATACAAAGCAGCTACAAAAGCAAGCATCGATGAACTTGAAGCGTTAGAGGGACGGATCGCAGAGCGTGAAGCAAACGGTGAACCTCCATCCGAAACCATCCTCTGGATGCGTCAGCGCATCATTGACAACATCGAAGAGTTAGGACGCAACCTAAAAAAGTTCAGCATCGAGGGGGCACAGATAACCGCCGATGGACAACTTGAAAGTGCCATCCTTGCGAATGAGGCGAGCGGGCGCCTGGTTGAAACGGCGGCTGGTCGTAAACCGGCTGGCGTTACACTCGGAAGTTCATGGACAACCCTGCCCGATGAATCCCTCCAAGCCTTTGTCGGTTTTTCGGGTGATGGAAGCCCTCTGGGTGTCCTATTTGAAACCATACCGCAGGTAACCACCGACGCTATGCAAATGGCTCTTGTGCAGGGTATCTCGTTAGGTGAAGGTCCAAGAACAGTAGCACGGCGGGTACGGAAGGCAGCTGATATCGGACGTTATCGAGCAGAGACGATAGCCCGTACAGAGATGATACGAAGTGCAAGAGAAGCGCAACGGCAACTCTATACCGAGAACTATGCAGTGCAGGGATACCGCCGGCAGGCTACGCAAGATAGCCGAGTGTGTCTGGCTTGCTTGGCTTTGTCTGGCACTCTACACAAGACTGATGAAATCATGCCATCGCATCCCAACTGCCGGTGTGTGATGATACCTGAGACCCTAAGCTGGGCAGAGATAACCGGGGATTCTTCTATCCCTGATACACGCCCAGCGGTAGCCACACCTGATCGAATCCTTGCTGGTCTATCGGATGCAGACAAGATGGCTATCATGGGACCGACACGCTACCAGATGTACATGGATGGCAAACCGCTTGACAGTTTTGTGCAGGTGCAAGATAACCAAGACTGGGGACCTACAACCCGTGTACTGCCACTACGTAGCCTCCTGTAGGGTGTGTGGGATACTTACGCTATGGACCTGCTAACCGTCTACAGTGATGCTATTAAGTCAGACCGCCTTGGAAGCGTCAAAGGTTACCTTGTGCGCTTTGGCTCACCTGATACCACCGACCTTGAGGGTGATTACTTCACCAAGTCTACAGACTTTGGCTTCCCCATCAAAGCCGGTGAGCGTGTCCCGCTAAACGTCTACTATCACCACGGTATGGACAAAGTCGTAGGCAAGAAGTCCATCGGTACTGGCTACGTCAAGATGGATGAAACCGGGCTTTGGTACGAAGCACAGTTAGACATGGCCGACGAGTACGGCTCTATGATTGCGAAGCTCTGCAAGCAAGGCAAGATGGGTTATTCCTCTGGTGCTGCCGGTCATATGGTGGAGCGTAAGAGCGTAGGCAAGGCAAGCGAGATTACCCGCTGGTGCATTGCTGAGGCAAGCATCACGCCTACACCTGCCGAATATCGTAACTCAGTAAAGAGCCTGGAGGACATGTACAGCATGGAGCCGATGGAAGAAGAAGAAATGATAATGGCTCCGATGCCTGAACAATCAGCCGCTGAGTATGCCGCTGAAATATTCAAGGAAGCCGAAGGCGAACTAATCCACGAAGGGCTTGAAGCCTACTGGGACGCGCTCTCTGGTGCAATGGAAGTAATCGAGAGTGCCGATATGGCTAATGCCTTGGTCGATGCTTTCGCGGAACGTGCAAAGGCTCTCTATGCCATGCACGGTAAAAAGTGTATTCACCCTGTATCTCTGCGGGGTGTCGAACGTCGGCTGCGGGATGCAGTCGGTCTTAGCCGGTCAAGCGCAAAGCGCCTTGCCCCTGTTGTCTGGGATTCACTGCGGGACGCAGACCAGCCAGAGACGCAACCGGATCTCGTAGTAGAGGCGAAAGCCCATGACAATGACGAACGCCAGGAACTGCTGGCACGTCTGGAGTTGCTAACACAACTATGAATATCGAACAACTGCAAGCAAAGCGTGAAGGTTTTCTCGCTTCCGCTCGTGAACTCGCAGCTGGTGATGGAGACCTTGCACAAGTCAAGTCCCTGATGGCTGAGGCAAAGAATATCGAAGAGCGCATCGAGACAATCAAGAGCCTCGGAGTAACCGCTCCTGTGGTATCCCCTGCTGTCGAAGACAAGCCATGGAAATCCGGCGGCGTATCAAAGCGCATTACCGACCTACTCCCTGGTGACACCGCTGAAGAGCGCAACTACAAGGCTTACGCTTGGGGTCAGTGGGCTCGCTCCATCATGGGTAACCGCAAGGCTACCGATTGGGTCAAGAACCACATCAAGGCTAACGAAGGCACAGACAGTGCTGGTGGCTTTACTGTTCCAGATCCATTGTCCAGCGACCTTATCTATCTCCGTGAGCAATTTGGTATTGCACGTCAGAACTGCCGCATCTATCCGATGTCCAGCGACACACTCCGTGTACCAAACGCTACTGCATCCACAACTGTCTACTACCCGGGTGAGAACACGGCAATCACATTGTCGGATATGACCTTTGCACAGGTTAGCTTGACAGCCAAGAAGGCAGCCGTTCTTACGCAGGTTTCTAAGGAACTCGCAGAAGACAGCATCATCGACTTTGGTGCATCCCTTGCCCGTGATATGGCGTACGTCCTTGCGAAGGAAGAAGATCGTGTTGTTTTCAACAACGCTACCGATGCCACCACATCCATCGATGGTTGTCTCTGGGCTGTCTACAATGCCAACGCCACCAAGGCTAACATTGCATCGCTGGTGCAGTTCACGACCGGGCAGACAATCACTTATGCTCCAACGTTGACGAACCTTTCTGCGATGGTAGGACGCTTGCCAACCTACGCAGCTAACGCTAAGTGGTATATGCACAAGGAGATCTGGTACAACGCGATCGCTCCTCTGCTCAACGCACTCAGCGGAAACGCTATCCTTGACCTCCAGCAGGCATTCGGCGCACAGCCTAAGCTCTTTGGTTATGATGTTGTATTCGTTCAGAATATGCAGAAAACCTTGGCAGCTTCCACGCCATACATCCTGCTTGGTGACCTGTCGGTTGGTACTGCATTCGGTGACCGTCGCTCGGTTACGATCGAAGTATCCGATCAGCAGTACTTCAAGGAAGATGCGCTGGCATTCAAGGCAACCGAGCGTTACGCCTTCTCCGCATTCGATATCGGAAACGTTTCTGGTACGGCATCTGCACGAGTCCCAGGCTCGCTTATCGTCGGTGCATCGTCTGCTACGTAATCATAGCAGACTCGCTACAAAGCCCTCGGCAGACGTGCCGGGGGCTTTCTCTTTGTCTACTGCGTTGCCTTGCGCTGATGCTCGTGTGGGATACTGAATCCATGATGACACGAGCCGAAGCGATAGCACAGGTATCACTTTTTGTGGATGCCCAGTCCTACCCGCAGATGTCCACGACCGACATAGGGAGCATCCTTGATTCCTACTCACGGTTCACTACTTGGACCGCCAGCACGGCTTATGCTGTAGGCGATCGTGTTGTTCCTACTACTCCTAATGGCAGGGTCTATGAGTGCCGTGCAGCCGGTACTACAGCAACCACTGAGCCAGAGTGGGCAGAGTATCCCGGTGGACAGTGGAAGGGCTGGAGCGTCCTTGATGGCACCAGTGACCCTACCTTGATGTGGGTTGACCAAGGCCCGGCTAACATCGAGCGTTATGATGTTAGAACAGCAACCCGACAAGGTTGGCTCATCAAAGCCTCTAGATGTGCTTCTGATATTGATGCCAAGGAAGGCACAAGCGATGTGAAGCTAAGTCAACTCAAAGCACACTGCCTAAGCATGGCAGAGCGATACCGTCCGGTGGTCTTCGCATGAGCCCCATTCTCCGTGCAACGCTTCAAGCCGGCATGGTACGCAACCTTTGCCAAGACCGGGTAGAAATACACCGCTTCACCTTGACCGAAGATGGCCGTGGCGGTGCAACTGAGACATGGCGCAAGGTTGCAGAGTACAACGCCAGGCTAACCAACCAGAGTGACACAGAGAGCATCGTCGGTGGCGGTATACAGCCATCAGCGCAATGGACACTTATTGTGGCCGTTGCAGCTGATGTGATGCCACAAGACCGGGTGTATCTGATTGGTGATGATTCCCGATACTGGGATGTCATTGGCACAGACTTTGGGCAGACAGAACTTTTGGTACAGCATTGCGGATTAGTGGAGCGGACATCATGAGCGAGTGGGTACAAGTAGGCGTGGCAATCGCTGTGCCAGTAGTTGCGGCGATTGCAGGCCTCTACAAGATGCTCTGGGATATCAAGTCAGATATCCGTATCTTGGTGCATGATGCCAAGCAGACAGAGCGTGACCTACTCGGAATCAAGCGGCAACTGGAAAACATCAATCAGCGAGTGACAGCACTGGAGGCACGTAGAGCATGAACGGGATATCTTTTAGCAGGTTGGCGGTTGTTGTCTTGATCGCCTTTGTGGCTTCCTTTGCAACCGTGTTTGGTGATGGTGTCCGTACGGCTGAAGCCAAGGATGTAGCTGAGCTTGGAGCAGTGATGGCACTGTACGGGTCGAAGGCTGTAGCCGCTGGTGTCTCTGCTGCGATGTCTGCTGCGCTTGGATTCTTGACGATGCCTTTCAAGGGGACGGGCGTGAATGCTTTGAAGGTGGGCAAATGAACCTCCAAAACTTCAGGATTGAAAAGGAACCTGCACCGTCTACTGACTGGCGTGTATACGGTGATATCGAAGATGATAACGGTAACATTTTGGGCACGTTTGGGCAGGATGGAACCAGCGTCAATGTCTGGTGGGTCACTCAGGATGAGGAATTTCAGTATGGGATTGTCACACAGTTTGCGAGCATTATGGCACAGCAGATTGTTCAAGGAACGGCTGAATAATGGCAACTTATTACGTCAGGACTGACGGTAACGATTCAAATACCGGTACTGGTTCCACGAC